AGGAATCTGCCCAAGTGCCGCCTTTGCGGGTTTTCTTAGTCCGTCGTGACCAGGCATAACGCGCAGCATAGTACTTGATTTCTTTTGCCCACTGCTCTTCACGGGCACGTTCTTCTGGCGTCATCAGGTCTTTGAGGTTCATAAAAAAGCCCCGGGCCTAGGAGATTTTTTTTGGCGCCGGGGCAAAGAGAGGGAACCGACCTCTCGCCATTAGTATAAATCGTGTATGTCGAATTCGATACATGTCTCTGAGGATCCGTAGGGTAGCCATTCATCCGTGCGTTGGCATTCCAGGCCGATTGAAAGCGCCTGCTCGTTCCTAGCTTCACCATACGCTATCGCCTCCTCGCTCAAAGTGTAGACGTTGAACGGGTAAGGGTGTGCTTTCTCAACTGCCAAGAAAAAAAACTGCTCTGCTGTCAAGCCAACTGCCCGGGCGCCGGTCAAGTAAAACGCTGCCTGCTGATAATACAAAAAGTTGTTGATTGCGCTCTTGAAGCCCCGAGGTGACGCATCGCGACACGTCTTGAGATCCCAGACGTCCTGGCCGTCATACCAATCCATCCGCCCCTTACAGGGCTGTCCGTGCCATTCCCAGCAAATGACCAGCTCAACCTTGTCCTGGTCCTTCGGTATGTAGTCTGACAGTACGTGTCGCCTTTCTATACAGGTGTTATATAGATCTTCCTTGATCGGGGTCCGGTCGCCCAGACCCTCCAGCCATTCTGCATAAGCCTCTTTGCCAACCTTGGTGCGTCGATCGACAGCCGGCTCAATGGCAAACTCTTCATCAAACTTGTCGAGCTCAGAGAACACAGTGTGCTGGACGCGACCCTCGAGAAGCGCCGGCGATTCAGATATGTCTCGCTTGAACTTCCAGGTGTAAGGGCAGCGGATCAGCTGCGTGAGATCGTGAGATCGCCAGGCTTTGATAGAATCGTACTCGTCATACGACAAGTCCTCGTAGACACCGGGCTTAAAGTCCATCAGTGAGTAGACCTTTTAATTTTGCGAAACACTGGGCCAAGGCCCTTGAACTCACCGATCGGCTCTGAGTCTTCTCCCTCAAGTTCTTCTTTGGTGTCCTCGTCGGGGTAATACATGAAGACGCCCTCCTCGAGAGACGCCGAAATGATGAGCGTCTCTCCAGCATCCAAATCGCATTCAAACTTAACTTTCGCCATCAATTTCCGCCAGCAAACGCCTTGCGTACCAGATTAATTTGCGAATATCCTCAGCACCGCCTTTTACATCAGACCTCCAGATATACTTGACGATTTGACCTTGCAAGTACGACTCGAAGCCCTCTTGACCTAGCACTTCCTTGATAGCGTCAATGCACTCAATTTCACCGTTTTTGTTGTAGTGAGCCGGTGCATTCACATTGTTATATTTATCCACCAAATCTCCAATTGACGTAATTTTGCTACCCATCTTCAGCTCTTTAAAAAGGAATGTCATCTTCTGGCAGCGAGTCATTTTCGATAGGCTGTGGCTCAGACACGGCGGATGCAGCCTCGGCTTTACTCGCTTTCGCCAGGGCCGCTTGCATCTCGTAACAGGGCGGGATGGTTGGGCTCACGTCCTCAGAGCCATTGATACGGTTTTGAATGAAACGCGGAAGCGTATCGAATATGTCCACCATTTCTTTGGACTCAGGGCACATCTCGCCGCTGTACTCCTTGCAATATACATCCAGATCGAAGATCTGCAACTCGTTGTGTGTGGGCAGTTGCCGCAGCTCCTCTGTCTCTGCATCGAAAGCGGACGGTATATTGTGCACGTCAGTAACCTTGGCGTTGCCGCCCGATGTGAGGCCGACTGATACCTTGCACCCCTTTCCTAGGACAGAGGTAAGATCAAAGCTTTTCTTTTCTGCCTCATTGAGCGGACGGTTCATCCACGACGTCAAATGCTTATAAAACTTTGATCCTTCGTAAAGTGAAAAAGTATACTCCTTAAAAATCGACATGGGACGATCGTCAGCAGTCCTGCACTCAGGCAGCTCCCAGAAGAGGAAAAACTTATGCTTTTTGCTCACGATGCCCGAATAGTCATCGTCTGTAGTCCCAGCATCAATGAAGCGGTAGCACACCGCCTTGTGCATACCTTGTGGAACCTGCTCGTAGTCAGGCTGACTGGTCGATTGAGAAACTGTTATAGCCATAAATACTCTCCTTCATATTGAAAATCGTTACAACAGTGTGTAAAACGTAACACACAACGCAGGGATCACACAATATGGCAACGACGATAAAATCAAATATTAAAGACACGTCACGGCCTCTCAGCGGCGGCACACGAGCTGATTTCAGAGCATGGTTAGAGAGTCATGGGGTTCAGTTCAAATCCCATCAGGACATTGTGGAGAGCCCCCAGGTGGGCAGGGCGCACATTGAGGTCAATGGCGAGCTCAAACCCAACGTCTGGTACGTCTGCTGGTTCGATGACAATCCCTACGGGTTTTTTGAGCGGTGGGACACCAAGGAGCGGGTGGTTTGGCAGGATAAAAACAGGCGGTCCAGGCGGCTAACCGCCAAGCAAAAGAAAGAGATAGAAGACGCCAAACTGCAAGCAAAGCAGGCTCAGCAGATCGAGAATACCCGCGTAGCCAAAAAAGCCCAGACCATGTGGGATAAAGCTAAACCCTGCGATCTGCACCCTTACCTTGAGCTCAAAGGTGTCCCGAGCTACGGTCTTAAGCAGCACAACGAGGCGCTTATGATCCCAGCGTACTCTCGGGATTGGCACGTCCAGACTTTGCAATTTATCAATCCCGACGGCACAAAAAACTTTTTAAAGGGCGGCAAGAAGAAAGGCGGGTTCTTCTGTATCGGCCGTGAACACATCGACACGTCACCTGTTATTAATTACGCGGAGGGATACGCTACAGCGGCCTCATATCACCAAGATACAGGCGAACCCGTTGCCGTGTCGTTCGATGCCGGTAATTTGCCGCCGGTTGCAGAGGTCATTTTTTCGCTGTATCCCCAAGCCAAACACGTCTTCATCGCGGACTTTGATGAGTCCAAAACGGGTGAGCGCTATGCCATACAAGCCGCGCAGCTGATACAGAAGAGGCAAGGGCAGGCAGAGGTGCTAATGCCGCAGTCCCCGGGCGATTACAACGACCACAGCCAGGCGATTGAGGGGGAGTTTCTGCCCAAGTTACAAGAGGTTGCGGTGCCCAACGCATTCGATTTTGAGCGCACAGAGCGCGGCAGGATGATGCACACCAAGCAGAATCACTTGGGCGTGCTGAAGGTCAACAACATCAGCGTGTTCTATGACGTCATCAAAAAGCGCATGAACATTACGATTCCAGATACCCACTTCATCGCCGACCTTGAAGAGGATGCGGCCGTCACAGAGATTGAAGACCGCTGTATTCAGCTCGGGGTGCCGCACGATCGGGTCCGATTCAATCTCAAGCTCCTGGCGCAGGAGAGCAACCCGGTGGCGGAGTGGATCGAGAGCAAGCCCTGGGACGGCACCCCTAGGCTCCAGGCTCTCATGGATACGGTGGACGCGGATGACAACGTGCTGAAGGGTATGCTGATGAAGAAATGGCTGATTAGCTGCGTTGCAGCAGCTTGCGGTCCAGAGGGCATCAGTAGCGAGGGTATCCTAGTGTTTGTCGGAAGACAGGCATTGGGCAAGACGCGGTGGATGAAGACTCTAGCGCCCAACAGCGATTGGCTTTTAGAGGGCGCCACACTCAATCCAGGCGATAAGGATAGCGTGAAGCAGTGCGTAAGCCACTGGATTTGTGAGCTGGGAGAGCTCTCGAGCACGTTTAAGAAGGCGGACCTAGACCAGCTAAAGGCGTTCATTACCAAGAGCCATGACGAGCTGCGACTGCCCTACGACCGCGGGTTCTCGCGGTATCGACGGCGCACGGTGTTTTATGGGAGCGTGAACGAGAACGAGTTTTTGAGCGATAGCACTGGCAACCGGAGGTTCTGGGTGGTGCGCGTCAAGAACATCAATTACAACCACAAGCTAGATATGCAGCAAGTGTGGGCAGAGGTGAAGAGCCAGCACTATGATGCCGGAGAAGGCTGGTTCCTGACCGGGCATGAGCGGGAGCTCTTGAATGAGTCGAATGAAATGAGCCGCACGCAGTCAGCGGTTGAAGACCTGATCCTGCAGCAAGTCAACTTTGATTCTAGTCTTACCAAAGGCGTACAGATGACGCAGCTGCTGCGTGACCTAGGCATGCGCAATCCGCGGGTAGCAGACTTTAAGGAGGCGGCGCGAGTATTTAGTAAGTTCGGCATCGAGCCCAGGCGATCAAACGGCAAAAAGATCTACGACCTGGACTATGAACCGATTGAAGATCGTGAGATCGGGGCTGGTAATCGGTGGGGAGAGTGAGGGTACAACTACGGCGTCAGTGTGCCCTTTTGGGCGATTTCGGTAGAAATGGGGGATGTGCTAAGCAAATGACGTTTTACAATTGTAAGCTTAGCGAGCAGTTAAAAATCGATAGATTGGGCGTTGACGTACACTGGTGGTACACTGTTTGCTGCTCTGGAGGCCGCATAAACGCTAAGGTAGTGTAAGGTTATATCTGTTTAAGACTTAGAATTTATAGTTTATAAAGGTAAGAATTTGTAAGGTATTTTTTATGGTGTATAGAAAAGTGCTAACCTCCTACCCTCATACTCTGTTGGTGATTCATAATGACTGAGCCAAAGCGCAAGCGAGGAAGGCCGCGTAAAACTCATCCTGAGCTGGTCGAAGTACCGAAAGGCTTTGATGAAGATCCAGAGCTAGGGCTCACTGAGATGCAGGCTGCATTTGTTTGGCACTACACTGAGGGATCGTGTGGGCAAACGGAAGCAGCCAGGCGCGCGGGGTTCAGCTACCCGGGCGCGAGTAGCACCAAGTTGCTCGATGGTGAGACC